CTTTTGGAGCTGACCTTTTTGTTGATTTTTTAGTTGTTTTAGCTGTTTTTTTAGCTGCCATAATAAATCCTCCTTAAAAAAGAAAAATGTGTAAAAGCCTTAAGCTTTTACTGTTAACAGACCTATTGCGTCTGTTCTTACAACTGCAGGTTTAGCATACGCAGTCATAAAGAAAGCATCTATTTGTCTTTCTTCGTCCCTTTGTCTTGCTATCCTTACACCTTGTCTTTGGACGAACCAAACTGGGTTTAATCCAGTGTCCATCATTATAACCATACCGGATGGGATTTCCAGCATAGGTACTAAGTCCATACCTGCAACTCTACCAACAGAACCTTCTCTGAGGGTCATTGAAGTTCCAGCTTTGGAAGCATCTATAAATCTTTCATCTACTTGCAGGTCAGCGTATTCATCTGGGTTACAGAGAACTACATTAGGCTGTACCTGTTTTTTAATCATCGCAGTTCTTAAATATACGATATCTTCAAAGGTTAATTTACCAGAGTTAATGGTTGGCATTATTGTACCGTAACCTGCTAATAGCACAGTTGCTATATCAGAGTTTTCTTTTCTGAGCATCCTTTTAGATGCTTCTTCAATCTGAGCAGCTCCTACAATACCGTACCAATCGGTTTCTTTGGCTTCATCAGTCATTTCTCCACCAGTACCGTATTTAACTACTCTTATTTCGAAGTTATCGGTCATCTGTTTAACTCTTGGAATCTCGGAACCTTCGTTTATCTCTACTGCCATTCCAGTAGGATAGTTACGTGGTATCTTAACAGACCAAGTTGTAATAGGCATGGTAACTACTTTACAGTACTTTCTTAGAACACTCATGTTCTCGATATACTGCATAACGGTTCTTTCCAAGTAAGGCATCCATACTACATCACCTGTAGTAAATCCACCATTACCTCCAGCGAATGTTGTAACATCTTGCATCTTTACACCTCTATTTACCTAATAATCTTACATTAAAAGCTTCGCCGTCTGCATAACATCTAGATTCTGCTACACCAACCTGAGCTACAATTTTTGTAGCGCTAGGGGTTGTGTAAAAGTCCTCTATAGCTTTTAACTTACCGTCTGGACCTAAACCTACTGGTTGCCCTGGAGCTATTGCACCTGCCCCAATTGCAGTCCTAATTCCGGCTTTATTCGCGGTTAAATTGTCACCATCATAAGCGGTAACGTTGTAACCTTGCTGTGCGGACTTACTGATTTGTACAGTCATTAATAGACCTGCAAAACCTCTTGTGTCGTCTTCTTCAGCTATGGTTACTTCTTTTTCTGTTCCAGTGTACACAAGAGCTCTGTTATATGGAGAAAATGTAGTTATATCTCCTTTCAATACATATGCTACGTCTGTACCTGGTTGAATTAATCCTGCCATTTAGTTCACCTCACTTATAACCCCATGTAGGATACACCTTCAATTCCACGTCCGTCTCTTGCAAGAACGGTGTCGTAACAGAAGATTGTCTGAATCATACATTGATCAAACGCTGGGTTTTCGTAATCGATAGACCCATCTTCTTTCTTAAACTCGTCAATTGACCTTGTTTTAACAGGTGGGAATTGAGCGTTGTTAGCTTGATTTTCATTTTCAGTTTTTAACCTGTTTTCTTCCTGTTTGGAAGCTTCCATGGTTCTTACTGCACTTTTAGCAAAATTAACTGTTGCTTCGTCAGCTTTTGCTAATCTTTCTAATTCAGCTTCTCTTGCATCTTCTGCAATGAGTCCGAATTCAATTTCTTTCTCTACTAAGTTTGAAAACTTAGATTTTTGTAATTCTAATTTTAAATCAGCATTATCTTGCTGTAATTGGCTTATTGCGCCTGTGTCCACTGCCTCTGGTATAGTACCTTTTATATCTTCCAGAGTAGCGGAGAATTGATTAATTGTTTGTTTAAGCGCGGTAATTTCGTCTTCTTTAGCTTGTAACAAACTTTTTAAATCATCATTTTTTACAAAATTACTTGTATCAAGTGAAGATTGGTCTTTTGTTGGTTCTGCCATATCCTCTCCTCCTTTCTTAAATTTCGTATATTTACTTTCAAATTGTTTTTTGAAGTTTTCAACAAATTTCTCTTTACTAAAGCTTGAAGCGACTGCTGTTGCATCGCTGTCCGCTCCCTCAGATACGATAGATATCTCGAAAGCCTCACAATTTTTAGCAATAACGTGAGCTTCGTTGAACCAATGATCGCAAGTGTGGAAGTCTTCTCCACATTTAGAACAAATTGATTCATGTCTAAATCCTAAACTACTTGATCCAATATATCCGTCTTGGATTTTACTGTACAGTAGCATCGCATTAGGGTCTTTTGCATGAAACTCACCATAGTATTTTACACCTTCTTTCTTTGCATCAGCATCAAAAGTTCTAAATGCATCATTTACTTTTCCTATAACATTTAAAGGCGCGTCACTGTGATCGTTACGAATTTGGGCTGTCTTGAGTGTTCTTTCTATATTGTCCAGTTCACTTTCTGGAACTTCAACAACTCCATTAAAAAGCCCAGGGTGAATACCGAATCCAGAGATTGTGGGAGGCGTATTTTCTTCTCGTTCCTCTGGCATTATATTCATTGCCAAAGAAAGTGTGTCTTTATCTCTCATAGTCATCCTCCTAATCAAAGTAATTTAAACACCTGATTACTCATGATAATCTGGGTTTATAAAAAGGTATCGTCAGTTTGGGTCATAACGATAGTAGCACAGACCATCTTTACCATGTCTTACAACAACATGGGCAACACCCTTAAGTCTCTTTGCTATTTTAACACCATTTATACGTACTTTGTCTGTTTTATAATGAGTGACTATCCAATCTTGGATACTTCTTGCTGTCATTTCGTGTCTTTCGATTTCTCTATCTTTATTTTTTTCATATCTAATAACTAAAGCGTTAAAAATAACTTCATTCAAATGTTTATAACTTGTAATTCCTGGTTGCACTAGTCCACCGCCTGTATTACTGTAATTTCAGGCTTCACTAAACTATCAAAATGTCTCCTCTCTTCTGGGTCATAATTGTCCCAGCGTTTTAAATAATCTTTATATATCTCCTGCCTCTGTTTTTCTCGGAGATATCTGTAAGAATATAAATCTAACATACAATTTTCAGCGGGTCCAGGTTGATTGCAAGGTATTAACCCCTTATCCCATTTATAATCTATTTCATCAATAAATCGATAAGCTAATGGGATTTCATATCCATCCCATGGGTAATCTACCCTATATTGCTCTACTGTTGTCCATAAAAATCGTAATTTAACTAACCATTGGTTAATCGGTGTTTGAATAGGGCTTGAAAAAAGCAATGTATTCATATATCTGAATCTTCGTGTTGGTCTTTCATCGTTATAACATGCAAGCACCCATTCTGGGTCATATTCGTCATAATCAAGTTCATCTACAGATTCTTGTAAAATCCGAGCATCAAAATGGTTTGATATCATCTCTTTTTCTGATTTTTGCAAGATATTATCCTCATCAAGGACAACTATTTCATTACAAATGCTAGAAACGTCACAGAAGACATCATACAAATATTCATTATTCTTTTGTCGTACAGAAACGACACCTAATACATTATTATACATATCTATCGCCCAAATCATGTTCTGGTCTTATTGTGGTATCACAAAAGACTCTAAATCCTCTTTCTTTCGCCATATCGCAGAAATATACATCTTCACCGGCTGGATGTGGCCCATAATGCACTCCTGTTCTTATAACTTCATCCTTAATCAGATAAACCGCGCCTGTTATGTCAATTTCCATAAAATTTTCCAATTTTGTGGGTCTTACAAACACATTACCGTCACGATTGATGATATTATACGCCATATACTCAGGAGGTGCGTTGTGTATCAAAGCTGAACAAATATCGACATCATGAGATATCAATTTGCTCAAAGTATCGGGTTCTACGAACACATCGGAGTCAATTGAGAAGATATATTCTTCTCCTGTCCATAAATTAAGCCATTGATTCCGAATATCCGCATAATTTGCAAAATCAAGCCCTTTTTCTGGTGCACCCACATATTCGTGCACTTCAAAAGAGTTAAAATTAGCTCCTATAAGCTTTTTGTAATATTTTAAGTGCCTCATAGTATTATCGGTGCAATTATTCACCAAGAACACTACACGGAGCTGTTTTAAATCAAAATCTAATTGCAAAAGACTCGCTATATATCGAGATACAAACCTTTCTCTGTTATGTATGGGACATCCAACCATTATCATCTAATTCCTCCAGTTAAGTTCCTGATTTTGAGCTTACTTTTGGATTTGTACCTTTTGGTTTTGGATTTTGTTGGTTTTTATCGAATTGTGGGCTGTTACTTACGTTTCCAGTACCCATAGCTTGACTTGATTTCATTATCCAGTCTAATCCATTAGATTCTGTAGGTCTTGAGCCTGGTATACCCATAAATCTTAAACCTTGTTCTATTGTGATTACATCCATAGCCATTGCTTCTTTAACCCATGTCCAAATCCTACTCTCTTGCTCAAGCATTGGTTTATTTGGTATAATGTTTATGCTGTAAACATCATCTATTCCTGCATTTATCACTTCAGGCCAGTATAACTGGTAAATAAGCTCATCTGCAACGGAATATTGTTCTTCTATAATATTATCATAGTAAGTTTGTAACTGTCTTGTAATCGCTGATAGGTTGTCTGCTTCCATTCCTAAAATAGAACCTGGAATACCTGCTGTGGCAAAGAAGTAACTATCTAGCTTGTTCATAATAGCACTAAAATCAAAAACATTGCTTCCTCCACCTACTATCTCATGGGTTATGGAAGAATCTGTTATTAGGTCAGCACCTGGCACTAATTTTTTAAGTCTCCTTGAGAAAGTTTGCTGTTCGCTTAAAGGAGTCTTACGTTTTTCGTGCTTACTGTCTATCATCCAATGTATCATTGGGATAGCGAAATGGTCTAATATAATAGCTGAATTTAATTGTGTATTTAATATTAAGTTTAAAACTTGTAGCACTGATTCGAAGAGACTATCACCGTATAATTGACCTGTTAGAGGGTCTCTAGCAATATGGATTACCTCTTCAGGTTTTAAGTCGACTGTTCCTCCACCGGATTGTGACTGGTATTGCCATCCTGTTAATTGTCCATTGCTCTGCACTGGAGTCATGTTCTTAGGACTCATTAAATATAAATTCTGGACTTGTGAAAGCCCTGTTGCAGATGGTCCAATTTGTTTGTAGAGAAAAGCGTCTCCATAAATATTCCTATCACGGTAAATCCATTTTTGTGTGTTTCTTCTGAATACACGGTCTACATCTTTTACAACTTGTTCAGCAGCTTCATGTCGGTTTCCATTCATATCTGTACAAGTTATTTCATAACCTAATCTTGTCGCATCTCCTGCTTGTTTATCGATAACTTTACGCATGAGAGTTCTTTTATATAGTCCCTCTACAATATCGAATGTTACAGCAGTGGAGCCTGCGGCTGTTTTATACGAACCAAACGTTTTGGTCGTAACTTCTGTATATTGTTCTACTTTCCCGGGTTTTGTTTGAAGTATCCCTTGTGCTGCTGAGTTTTTAGCTAGCATACTTCTATCCGGAGTAGCAAGTTTAATATTAAACGCTCCAAATCTCATATTGGTATCCTCGCAAATTTATTTGCTCTTTGGGATAAAATGTTGAAACCTGTTGTTTCTAAGTGTTCTTCATTATCAACATATCCATAGTAATCCCTGCCTGCAAATAGGCATAATAACATTGAATCTACAAAGTCGTCAGAACCACCCACTGGTTTCTGATATCTTATGTTGTTTTGTGGGGTAATTTCTCTTTTAAAATCAAACATTTCACTAATTAATTTCGGATGGTATGTAAGATGTGACATACCCTGTTCTAATTCGGCAACAGCCCCTTCTACTAAGTCTATCTTCTTTTTAGGACCAGAGAAATCAAATCCTACTATATCTAATCCTTTCCATTTAGGGGCTAGTTTTTCTTCGAATATTTCTATAACTCCTTTACCAACTCCTGTTTCATCTATAACTAACATTTCTAAGTTAGGGAAGTCTGGTTGCATATTTAATATATCTTCTACGATTTCTGTGTACTTGGTTTGAACCCATTCTATGTTTTGAATGGTTTTTACCCCTCCGCCTGTGAGTTCCCCTATGGTTAGGACAGTTGAGTTTCTCTTTTTACCGATATCAAGACCTGCAACACATTTCTTATCGCTGGTATCTTGTAAAAAGTCATCCCATATGACACAATGCTTCATTAGTTCTTGTGAAAATACTTCTCCAATAGAATCCATCCATTTTAGACAGTATTCACGTAAAAAACCAGTAAGAGGCATATCTCTAAAATCGTCTTTTAGCTCTTCTATAGATATCCTGTTTGTGGAGGAGGATATAGGTTCGTTTGCTTTATCAACGTTACAGGTTGGTCTTTCAAAAACAACAAAATCTCTTGGACCACCTTTAGTACCTTTATACGCTCCATCCTGAGTTATATAAAATTTAGCAGTATCATATGCTCTATAAAACTCATTAAGTCTAGCTAAGGGGGTACCAGCATAGACAAGAGTTTTATCTCTTTTCTGACCACGAAGTGTAGGTCTAAGAGAGACGAAAGTTTCTTCTGGGATAATTTGGGTTTCGTCAAAAGCAAGGTATAGGGCATTTTTACCCAATTGAGAGGCACCACCACGTCCGGCAGTTGCCATATAAATACGAGATTGATTATTAAGTTTAAATTTAGTTGATTTTTTTGATAAAAACAACTGGTCTAATTCTGGGGTTGCAGATAATAAATCCTGAATATCTTCACCAAAGTAAATCGCTTGCTCCATAGTCGGTGATACGACCAACGATCTCCAAGCTCTGTTGAAAACACTCTTATGTATAACTTCGAGTTTAATCATCAGAGATTTAGATAAACGTCGCCCCCAGAAAAGGAGCTTTTTAAGAGCGGGGCAACGTAAATACTGAATTTGGTAGGGCTCAAGAACATATGGGTCACCGAATTCGTCATTAACAACATTCTGTGCAAAGAACGCTGGGTCGTTCTCACACATGGTCATAAAATTTCGCCTTTGCTGTTCTGTAACGTAATCCGAATCCGCCATTGTATCTCTCCCGAAGAATAAGTGTTAGTTTCTGTAAATCTGTGGTTATTTAAAGGTATCGTTCAAGTATATAAGGATATCGGTTACATTTATATAGTAAGACTTTTTCTAGTATAAATACTTTTCGGTCATATTCAAAAAAATAAGAATTTATGGTTGTAAATACTCTAATACTTGACAGAAAGTAGCAAATTTACGTCTCATGAAAATATTTTGCTTAATAACATCATCAGTATAAAATAAATCATAAATATTCTTAAAAAAATCATAATTCTTAACTGATTTCTGAAAAATAAAAGAACCATTCATAGGCGACACCTTATTTGTACAACCAATATAGTCACGGAAGCCTTCGCATACTTTTTCTGTTCCGACAATGCTGAAATAAGGATATCCTCTTTTGCTTATACCGATAGAACCATCCGCTTCGAACAACCCTCTCCAAAAATGGGATTGATACTCCCCACAATCTATCGGTTCTACATATTTTGACTTCTTCCCGATAGGAACTCCTATTTCGAGCAACCGTGTTTTTATTTTTAAGGAAGTAACCTCTAATCTTGACTTATTTAAGTTACTACCTGGGAAAAATTCTTGGATAAACTCCAAAACACCTCTATCATCACCATCTAAACCAATTATGAAAGAATTAGAAGTCCAAGGGATATGTCCATCACCAGAAATCCATCCTAAAATCCAAGCCTGCTCTGGACCAATCTCATCAAAAAAATCATCATAACACCGTACTATTATTCCACGATGTTTATTTGGCATATATCTTTTAAGTCTATTTGATATTGACGCTTGCGGTCTGTGATAAATAAAACCTATTTCTCGTTGCTTTAGTCCATACTGTTTTAATCCTAGTATACTATAATCTTCCATAATTGGTGTTAGGTCGGTAGTTATATATAGTCCTTTCGCTATATATAAAATTAGGTGATTAAATTGAATAGAGATGGGTTAAACCATAGGAAAAAACGAGTTCGCAAAGGAACAAAGAAGATCAAAAAACCCGAATATAAGAAAAATATGTTCATAAGTCTCATAAATGCACTAGAATTATACTCACAATTCCAAACACCCGATGGATTCACCTATTTAAGAGACCCATACGCCATTTTGTTACTTTTAGACCCAATAGGAGTCGATGTTCCTCTAGAACATCAGGCAGAATACCCAACAATTACATGCGAAGAGTACTATAATGCAGTTCTTGAAGGTAAAATGGAAGAAATTCTTCCCAAAATGACCCTAAAAGAGAAAATGTACTGTCAATGGTGGGCTAAATTTAATGAAAAACCACCAATGGGAGAAATTTTAGAGCTTTTATGTAAAGCATGGAATATAAGACAGGAGCCCGTGAGGGCAACTTATGAATTTCAGCCTGATCCTATACCCATAGCGTTCGGGATTACTGCCCCAAGAATCAAAAAAGAACCATTAACGCCAGTCATAGGGATAGAATATAGTCAAATTTACCCTTCGCCCTTTCCAGAGAAGCGCAGATTCCCCTGTTGTGTAACCAAAAACAGGTTTAACACAGAAAAGTTCGTCCAAATTCACAAAGATGGAGACGTTTTTAAGTGTTTTTCCAAAGGAAAAGAACGAGATGACCTTATTTCACTCGAAAATTACTCATATCTTACCGAAATTAAGCACTCATATGTCGTAGAAGGCTTTGTCGATCGCGAGGAAAGGCTCGCGATCTACGATGTACTTAATTGGAACGATATCTGGATGTACCGTAGACCTTTAAACGAACGTTTAAAGTGGTTATGGCACTTTGAACCACTCACAGAGGCGATAGCAATAGTTCACACAGAATCAGAATTGCGTTCTGTAGTAAAAGGATTCAATAACAATGCAATTATCCGTAACCTGAACACACCGTATTCGCACACGGCAGGTGATTCACACTTAGAGATAGGTGAACAAACAGTAATATTACAAGTTGGAGGTCGTCGTGGTGGACGTGGTTTCTCATACTTGAACACAAGTGACAAAAATTCCGTGTTCCAGATACCTGAGAAGATAGATAAAGAAGACTGGGGAGACATCGTTGAAGTAAATCAACAGGGCGACATCATAAGAGTAATGGATGACAACATAGTACCTGATTCCTGGAACGATGTTGCAATCAAATGGGGTAAGCCTATCAAATATGAAGATTGGGCTAATTCTATAAGACTTCCAAAATGTTCATGGTTCTCAAATTCAAAAGAAATTGAAGACGAAAGAGTAGAAGAAGTAAGACGTAGACATAAAGCCAGAAAAGAAGCAAGGAGAAAGAAACGTGGAAAGACTAGAGACAAGGTTCAAGAACTTTAAGATAGATATCTGGAGACAGAGTCAAAACGTAGACCCTGCTCGTGATTTATTTCATTATTCCATCTATATGAAGACACATAATGGAATTGATTCACATAAACCAGATTTGTATGACCCACATGTGTGGAAATTTATACAAAGTGAAGAAGATGATGAAATAGCCGGTGACGCATTCCCTTTTGTTATGAGCATAGTAACGAGAATGATGAGGTCTATTGAAAAGGATAGAAAACTGTATAAAATAAAGGTGGAAGAATGTTAGAAGAACATGAATATCACGTAAGGATAATCAGAAATCCTGGTTGGCATATATTTAGTAAATACAATGTGCACGTTGATATAAGGATGATAGGGACAGCTAGAACATTAGAACAAGCGAAAGAAATGGCAGAGATGTATGTTGCAACGGCTAAAAGAGATTACACAGTTGCAGACTATTACATATAGGAGTTGTAAATATGGACGATGCAAATATAGTATTATTAGAAGAAGTTAAAACAGCAAGAAAAACATTAGCAAGTATGCAAATAGACGAAATAGAAGTAGACAAAGAAGTAATAAAATCAATAGCTGATATGTTAGCTAATGCATTGATTACAGTGACAGACGCAAATGACCGTGACCAAATGTATCTTGGACTTGAGTTAGGTTTTAATGTATCCAGAAAAATAATGAAAGAATTAGATGACGAAGAAGAAGAACAAACTTAATATAGAATGAGTGACAACTTAATTAATAGGAGATAAATAGTACAAAGTTGTTATAAGAAAATAGTATATCCGGACGGGGTCCCTCCTATCCCCGTCTTATTGTTATTTAATTACACACCTCTGTTCTGCATGAGGGGAAGAACCCTCATGTAATTACCTTTGCTGTTATTATTTTTCTAAAAGCAAATCTTTCTTTATCACAGTCTTTATCATCTTTCATTGTAATGGAAACATTCATATTATTTTTAAAAGCTTCTGATAGGTCACTATATATTCTACTCATGGCTTCTCTAAAACATACTGCTCTTAAAAGACCAAGTCCATCTAATTCTAAAGTTTCCCAACTCATTTCGTATCCTGTTTCTGATTCTAATTTCATTTAGCTACCTCCGCTTTAACTATATTTCTGATTGCTTCTACATGTTCTAAAATTTCTTTTGCTGCTGGCTCAGAGGATATATAGTGGAGTTGATCCTCCACATCCATCATAGTAAAGTCTACAAGAGCCATTACATTTTTAATCCCTGTTTTTCTAGTCATAAGAAAATCGCCCTGATAGCATCTTTAAGGTCACCAAAGTAACCTCTAATTTTCTGCCATAGTGAGATCGCAGTTTCATCAGTGTATAATCTTAACTGGCCTGTTATTCTGTCTATTTCTTTGTTATCCCATGGACCAATACCAAGGCATGTCATAGTTCCTTCTTCAACTTCAGTTAATCCAGCATCTACAACTGCAAAGCATGGTAATTCAGCCATGTTGTTTGCTAAGTAATAATACCATTTAAGGTCTATTAGATTTTCTACTTCTAACACTACTACTCTTTCTAAATCATTCGCCCATTTCTTTTGTATGTCTTTATCCATTGCTTCAGCAGATTTAAAAGCACCATGCCCGGCGTGTACACATTGCGCTCCCATTTTTCCACTGCTTGTACCTAAGTCTTTTCTATAGAGTATTACTAGTTTTGTCATTATTAACACCTAAATATTTTTCTTATTAAATAATCTTCTTCTTTTTTATTTTCTTTATAAGTTCTAACCCGTGGACAACTAATATCTCCACATTTATCGGGACCAATACAGAAACAAACCTTTGGTTCCTTCTTATTTACATATTCATACTTATCGAAAGAACATTTCTCTTTTTTGGGTTTAATCCTGGTAATTACATCCTTAATTACATTTTCATCAGGAGTCCTGTTGATTGCAGGTATTACTTCTCTGTCAATTTTTATAGCTTTATTTTCTTCTATCTTTTCTGTTGCATTACTCCCACAAAGTGGACATACTGCATTCATATTCATGTACTTTACTGGTACAAATCTTCTTTCACAATTCCTACAATAATAATCACTCATCGTACATACCCTCCACTAGATAACCCCAGTTAGTGCCTAAGTTTCCACTAACCCAGTCAATCTGTTCGTTTGTTTCTGTAATTATATCTTCATAATATTTTACTAATCCAATTATTAAATCTACAAAAGATGTACCTTCTTTACCTTCTATCCAATTGGGTTGCTCAGCGATGAGATAATTAGCGAGCTTTGCTAATTCATCATACATCTTTGCACTTTGTACACCTAACTTAATACACTCTTGTTCTTTCTGTGTTAAGTCGATAAGTAATTGGTTGATGTATTCTGACATTGCATAGTTTTCTAACCCAAAGGCTTTTGGGGCATGATACATCAGTATCTCTGTTGTTCTAAACATAATATCACCATATCATTCCTCCCCTGCTTGTAAAGAAGGGGATTTTAATTTGAGGCAATTCTGGAAATTCTTTATAGATTACCTTAGCTTGTTTTCTTAGACATTGAAAAAGTTCATAATTTTCTTCAGAGGCATTACACCCTTCCATATCCCACATTTTGTTTTGTATTTCAAGTAATTCTACTGCGGGGTGTTTGGTCATACTTTTTCTCCTCTGAATCTTAACATTGATTGTTTCCTACGTATCTTCATTTCCATTCCCCTGATACGTTCTTCTTTCTTCATTCTTTTTTGTCTTCCAACATTGAATCGTATTGCTTTGTGTAATTCTGCTACTCTAGTTCTTTTGTCCATTATGATCTCTCCAATTGTTCTCCGCAAACTTCAATAGATTTTGCTGCGTATTCTGTTGCTTCTATTAAATCTTCTAAGGCACTCTCGAATATTTCTACACCAGGAATACCTTTTTCTTTTCTTTGTTTAATCATTTCTTTTAAATACACTATTTGCATTCTTCTGGTTTCATCAAAATACCTCTGCTTCTTAGCTTCTTCGGCTTTCCTTATTTCCATAGCAACTTCCCAAGCGGTATAAGTCTTTCCTTCGATAGACTTATGCTCAAAATAGGAAATAATCTCATCTATGTCCATATGTCGTTCCCAGTAATCACAGCCCATGTTCAACCCATCCTAAATATTTTTGTTGTAAGTACCTGTAAATCAATTCAAAAGCTATACAGAATAGTATATACCCTATAACGAAGTAAGGGTCGAGAAATTTTGATTTATCAGGCAATAAAATAAGTGCTATAAAAAAGGCTACAATGTACGGTAATACGCTTTGATTAAAAGTTGTCTTCGTCATCATCGTTCATCAACTCCAATTGGAAATGTCTTGGTGTAGAATAATCCTTAGTCATTATTAAACCTGCTTCTAAAAGTATATCGATTAATTCTTCTCTAGAATATTGATACACATGCTCATCTACGTCAGGTTTAGTTATTTGTGGGTTTGGCATTTCATCCACACTATTATAGAACTTAGTAATTCTACCCCATGCTTTTGCGTCTGGTGTAGATAAGAATAACTTACCACCTGGTTTTAAACCATCCCTGAGTTTACGCAAAGTAGGTATTGGGTTAAAGTAAAGATGCTCTAGAACTTCTGTGAATATTATCCTGTCGTAGCGTTTTACTGGAATATCGGTTAACTCTATATCTGCAATAAAGAAATCGATATCAAAATAAGTTATTACTTTTGAATCAATTATTGGTTTGAAGTCGATTGCTTCAACATCTGCTTTATAGTGTTCTCTTGCAAAAGCAGCTAGCGTACCGTATGCACATCCAACATCTAATACATCAGCAACTTGTTCTGTGTCTTGTTCCATCATTTTAAGGATGTTACCCCAATATGATGTTTCATCTTTTCTGTATGTTTTGTAGTATTCATTGGATGAGTAATTCTCTATCAGGTCTTGTATTCTTTCAATCATATAATTTCACTTCGCTATTAATGCCCATATCAATCCTACGAATATCGCTAATAATACAAAAGGCCAAGTATAAGTAAGTAACACTAAAAACAAACCTACTAGTACACATAAGATTGGTACACCAACTACACATACTATTATTATGCCGATAAATTCTCCTATTGATACGCCCATATTTATCACCTATTATATCTTTGTTATTCTTACTTATAAAGCTATGGTATGTTTACTATAATATTATAGCAAATTTACTATAGATTTCCCGCGCATTTTTAGGGTACCTACTTACTAAGTGAATTTTCCTGCCTGAGTTAATTTTAACTTTTCCAAAAATCCTCTTCCGATACTGACTCACTAACCACCAACCATCCGTGCGCACAACAGCGTGCTTCCTTTCCTTTGCGTATACGGGAATACTCTGTTTCCGTGGTGCTCTTTTTGTGCGGTTCTTTCTTTTTATTTTGATGAATTAATAATCGAGGTGAACAACATGGAAAGTATAGGAATGAAGATACATGCGTTAACTTGTGACCATAAAGGGCGTGAGTTCAGGCAAACTGGTAAATGGATAAATGGTTTAGTTGATAATATAACTGATAAACCATGTGTGCCTACATTAGCACATATATTAACTAAATGTAATCATGATAATCTACATTTAATAGGTATTACATGGGATACTACATTAGAAAAACACTTTATATGTAAAGATTGTGGTGAACAAATAACTATGTGTGATACAGAGGTTGATTATGATGAGTAATACTATTAAGCATGCAATAGTAGGTAGTCGTACTATACACAACTATCCTGCTATATCTAAGATATTAAAACAACATGATATACAAGCTATAATAAGTGGTGGTGCTAAGGGTGTAGATACATTAGCTAATACATACGCTGATAAGCACAATATTGAAATAGTTAATATATACCCTAAATGGAATACACATGGTAAAAAAGCAGGCTATATACGTAATAAGCAAATAGTTAATCTATGTAATGTAGTATTAGCTTTTTGGGATGGTAAAAGCAAGGGTACTACACATAGCTTTACATTAGCAAAGCAATTACATAAAGACTTGTATATATACGTATATAATGTAAATAAACGTTGTTTTGAATTACATTTACATTATGACTATAGTGCTAAACAACAATCTAAATTAGATGATTTTTAATTTTTAAATTTATTTTTTTCTTAATAATTGAATTAATAAAATAATTAGGTGATATATATGAATATAGAACAATATATGAATGATGAACAGAAAAAAGAATGGGATATGTACAATCAGATACCTACTAGAGATGGTAACTATACAAGCCTACATGACAATACAGATATGAGTTTGTTTAGTTATTCTGAAATACAAAGATATCATGAAACAAGATATAGTAGGGCATTAGGTAATCATTGGCAAGATGTTGAATTACAATCTAGATCTAAAACAAAAAATCGTATATTCGTAGAAAAAATGCAAACTATGCATCCTAGTTGTATAATTAACAATTATGGACATTACACTATAATAGATCAATATATGGAATTATTGCCATTACGTCCTAAACAATCAGTATCAGGTAGACACTATATGTACATAGAATCTATAGAGTCATGCTACATATCAGACTTAGACAGTGGAGAAGAGCCTTTTAATAACCCTTATAATAGGATGTACCCACATCCTAAAAACCCAAATAAAGTCGATTATGTAGGCAGTACATTATTCCCAGATATAGGCGCAGATAAAGTGCAATATTGGGAAGTAGATAATGTACATAGAACAATGGGCATGCCTAGATACAGATATGAAGATCGTATGATAAGCATTGATATAAAAGGATATGACAATATAGGCCCACGTAATATACGCATATCAGTACCCAAAGGCAATGATCTAGATACAGGATTGCCCCTATATAGAGATATCGAATTACTAAAAATAAAAACAGTAGGCAGTACATTCTACTTACTACCTATATGCAAATATGGCGATTACTGGATATACAATTCCTTTAATAAAAACCATCAACATGCAAAAAATCTAACAGGAAAAACAAGAACTAACCTATATAGAAGATACAAAATAAAAGAACAAGGATTTAACGAATCAGGAAAATGGATTGTACCACAAAGATTCACAAAACAAAAAGAAACAATCATAGAAACCGAATTAGTCACATTAAGAATAACACATAACCAATTACACAAAATCGAACCTGACACAATACAAAGAAAACAACAAAAACTACACAATCTAATAAACGAAATGGAAAAATACATGCGCTCCACCGCACCCGAACTATTCGAAACAAGAATAAACATACTAGACTTCATAACAACCGATCTAAAACAAGAAATCGCAGAAATAACCGCATAAAAACAACATAACAAACGGGGGTTACTGCCATTACCCCCATCCCTGCCTGTAATCCAATAAACAAACCATTTTAGCACGGATTCAGATACGACACATGGATAAGTGTTTTTGGCTATAAAGATATATTAAAGCTTTAACAAAATAGGTGATTTCAATCTCAAATACACGATATCTAATCATTTTAAATGAAAATAAGCATTATAATCAAGAATTAAAAAACAATTGTGAGGTTTCAGATACAATGTCATTAAAACAAAAAATAATTATAATTAGTGTAATATTCATATTTATAATTGGAACATTTACAATGTACTTTTTAATGGTTTTTATCAAATTATGTGGTATAATGAACATGTTTTAGGTGATTAAAATGAATAATATAATGATATCATTAAAATCAAATAATAAAGAAAAATTCATAATTGACCAAAAAAATAAACAATTAAGAAAAGAATTAGAAGAAGAATTACAAACAAAAATAGAAAAAATAGATAATGATTTAGACCATGTAACAGTTAATGAAAAAGATATAAAAATATATTTCTACGATGAAATTAAAAAAGAAACATTTGAATTAATATTAGAAGAAATTGAACCAATTACATACGATATAAATAAAACATTGAGTCAACAATTATTTATAACACTCATTATTGAGGAATAAAAAATATTTGGAGGAAATACAAATGTATGGAAAAGTAGAAGCACATATGGCAAATGGTAAAATATTAGTTAGAGAAGAAGGTGTAGAAACAGAAATTACAAGAGAAGTAAATGGTGAAGAAAGAACATACAAAGTTATACCACAGGTAATGGTTCCAAGACCAGGCGGTGTAATAGCAATATGTCACAAAGACGCAAAAGGCAATTTAATTAAAGAAAGAATATTTGAAAACAGAGCAAACAACATATTCACCATAAACAATGGTAAAGGATATGATAGCTACGACTTAGCAGTAAGAAAACATATGAGTCTATGGACTAA